AAGCGGTTCGCATTCACCTGTCGTATCACGTCTTTGGCGGGCATGGCATTGACTGCTTTTATCGTGGCAGGGCCAATCTGTCCGTCTTGCGTTGCGCCGACAACCTTTTGCAGCACCTTAGCCGCGCGGGCTGGTCCGCTATTCACGGCGAAATCAGCCACGGTGTAATCAACGCCCATCGGCAACAAGTCAGCAAGCACCACATCCCAATAATTTCGCTTGTAGACAACCACGGCTTGCTCGGTCGTCAGCGCCTTCAAATCCGCAATCGTGCCCTTCGGCTTGATGAAGCGGCGAAAGGTTCCGATGGTGATGCCTTTGTTCGTCGCCCCACCGGGGTCGGACGGATGGTTCACAAAGCCGCCTTCATGCTTGAGAATAAGCGGGATGATTTGTTGCGAACGGTTCATTTCAATTGCTCCAATTCTTTGCGCAAACTCTGAATTTGCTGCTCAAGAGGGCTGACGACAGGCGGGCCAAGCTGCGGCACAGGCACATCGTCGTTGCTGTCGTAAAGAGGTGTCACGACATTCCACAGTCTCCACGGGCAAGTATGCACAACATCAGCGTGCGAATTGTGGTAAAGTTCCTGTGGCGTCATTGATACAACTTGGTCCCGCCAAACCAGTGTGCCGCCCGTTCTAACTTGCGGAGGCCCGGCAAAGAGCCAGTTTGTCCTGACGGATAATTCAAACCGCTCGCCGATATACCAGCGGCTCTCAATCCAAGTGCAGTTGCGCAGCTTTTCGGCTTGGCCGTCAAACGTCACATCAAATTCATTCGGCCCGACGCGCGGGTTTTCGATTTGCAGCTTTGACACTACCGGGTCAACATAACCCTCAACCAGCGAATAGATGAAAGTCGCACTAAAAAACAAAACCAGCAGCGTCGCTGCACCAAAAACCAGACTGTCAAGCTTTCGCAAAAATCGTCCCATGTTCACTCCGACCCTATCATCCCCCTGATGGCTTTCACCATGCTTTCATACCCAAGCGCGACTGCGCCAAGAGTTATTACAACCCAAGACGCGCTTGCGCGAATTGATCCGAACAGCCAAGCCCGACGGCTTTCCTGCTCAAGAACCTTGCGGAGGGCTTCAACCTCCTCGTCTGACAAAGGGCGCGTCACGCTACGCTAACTCGGCGGGTACAACGATGTCCATGTACCCCTCATTGGGGAACGTCTCGACAGCGCCTCCGGCGTACGTCACCTGGAACTCAGCTTCATAGTCTCCTGCGTCCTGTGTATCGCCCAAGGCAAAGTCGTACCGAACGACTCCGGTGGGGCCGTCAACGACGACGGCGGGTGCGACCAGAACCGCGTTACGGTTCCGTTTGTTCCGCATGTGGAAAAGGATAGTAGCGCCGCTCACGTTAGCTGCGGTGCGGTCAGGGTTCACTAGGCGCGCTAGAAGGGCCGGTGATGTATCGTTTTGCTTTATGATAAAAGTCATGTCGGCCCTCGTTTGTTGCCTATAGTGGCAAATTTAGTCCAAAAATACAACACTGTTCGGCGCGTCCGTTATTGGGTAGGCGTTGTTGGTTTCCCCCGAACCGACACCCGCTACGTTTGGTCCCCAACGGTACGAGACGGTGTCAAACACCGACGTGTTTTTCATGTCGTCATCGTAGTAGTGCTCCCGTGGGAACGCTGCATCCACGTACCCTAGGCTCAAGACCGGAACCCCGGAAGTGATAACAGAAGCGCTCAGTGCGTGGTCTTGCGCCAGTGAGCTGGTGCCTAGCACAGGCACGCCGGACAGGATATCCTGCGCTGTAAGGCTGTTCTGGACAGCGAACGTCGCGGAAACCCCGCCGAGGGAGAACGACGTGGTGTCGGCGGTTACGCTAGTGGCGAACCGTGTGCTGATGTCTACCCCGGATAGGGTGAACGCCCGCGCGTCGGCTGGAAGCACAATTTCGAGCTCGAGTGCAGCGTCTACCCCAGTGAAACTGAACGCCCCTGTGTCGAACGGGGTGATGGTCGACACCTCAAAGAACGCGTTTACGCCCGCGAGCGAGAACGATCCTACAGCGGCTTCTAAGTTGCCCGCATTTGACAGCCCTACGTCGTAACCGGTTATCGTGAGCGCTGCTTGGTCCGCATGCAGTATGACGTTTGTGGTCAGGCCCGCGTCTACTCCGGTCGCAGAGAACGACCTCGTGACTGCGGGGAGGTGAGCGGCTCTCGTGAACTCGACGTCAAAGCCTGTGGCAGCAAAAGACCGCGTGTCTGCGGTTCTGATAAAGCTGGCAGCTAGCCCGGTGTCGCTACCGTTCAGCGCAAACGTTCCAAGCAGCGCAGCAAACTCGCCGTCGGTAACAACGCCAACCTGAATTCCTGCCAGATCATACGCGCGGGTCTCAGCTGAGATCACGAACGTCCGTGGGGACGCCTCTGCGGCAATACCGGTGAGGGTAAACGCCCCTGTAGACGCTCCCATGACCACGATTGTGGCGAGTCCAGCGGCGATACCAGTGTAGTTGTACTGCGCCCGCACAGCGGGAAGTTGGATAACGCGTGTCAGGCCGACGTCAACTGGAGTGACCCCAAATGTGGCCGCGTCAGCGTTCAGGAACAGCCCTTTTTCGAACGTCGCGTCTACACCGGTTGCATTGTAACCGTTTGTATCAGCGGGCATGACCAGGCTAGTCGGTAGCGTAACGTCCAGACCGGTCAGGGCAAACGACGCCGTGTCTGCGAGCATCGAGTACCCGCGCTGGAACGTCGCGTCGATGCCCGTAAGGGAGAACGGCCCGACTATGACCGTTAGGTCAATGCCGAGTTCGATGTTTAGGTCAACGCCTGTAAGCGAGAAAGCGCCAACGGTGACTGGTAGTGGGAACCCGCGCGGGAACGTCGCGTCGATGCCACTAACCGAGAACGTGCCCGCCGTAACAGGGAGCGTGTACCCGCGCGGGAACGTCACGTCGACGCCGGTCAGCGCGAATGAGCCGGTGTCCGCAGGCATGACCAGATCGCTCTGGAACGTCGCGTCAATGCCCGCAAGCGCGAACGTACCGGTGTCCGCAGGCATGACTACGTCGTTGAGGAACGTCGCGTCGATGCCAGCCAGCGCAAGCGCACCGGTCTCCGCAGGCATGACTCGCCCAAGCTCGAGCGGAACCTCAAGGTTAGACAGCGTGAAGGGGCCCAGGTCTGCGGCGAGGGCGTAAACACCCACCGCAGAAAGTTCCGCCTTAAACTCAGCCCATGTGGCGAAGAAGTACCCGTTAGGCGTTACACCAGTGTCCACGCCGGTGACAGCAAACGCGCCTACGACACAGTCCAGCGTGTACGCACCGTTAAACGAAGCGTCCTGAATGGGGGCACCCAGGTGATCTAGTAAGATGTTACCTTGGTGGTCTTCTAGGAAACCGGCTGGCATGTGATCCCCCTAGACCTGGCTGACTTGGAAGCGAAGGAACAAGTCGTTGTAGTCGGTGATAGCAGCCTTTTGCGGAGCTGTCAGCGCCATCACGCTAAGGGCGGGGCCAACCGGTAGGTCGACGTGAGCCTGCGAAGCAATTACTGCCGCGCCCTGCTCCAAGTAAACTGTTGCGTCCATCTGGGTGTTCGCGCTGCTCTTTCCGATAACGTACGTGAGCGCGTGCGGCCCATCAGGGTTCACGAAATCTCCAGGGTCAGACAATCGCACTCTGTATTCGCTAGCCGAAGGGGCCAACTCCGAGCGCACGTATGTGCCGTCGTCCCGCACTGTTTCGCCGATCGAAGCCCACAGCCCTGTTGTAGCACCGACTTCGTTCTGCCACGCGCCAACGCTATTATCTGCGTCAGGGCGCATAAACAGGAACGTGTATGCTTCAGCTATATCTGAGCCAGCAAGCGCAAAGGTGCCCACTGTGGTCGGCATCACCAGGGCGACAGGAAACTCCACGGATACGCCTGCGACAGCGAACGCACCTACTGTGACCGGTAGGCTCTTCCCTAGAAGGAACGTCGCGTCGACGCCCGTCAGGGCCACGGAGCCGGTGATTGCGTCGAGTATGATTGCTCTTTGGAACGCCGCGTCGACGCCCGTAAGTGTGAACGGGCCTACCGTCGCTGGCATCACCAGGGCGACAGGGAACGTCGCGTCGATACCGGTCAGCGCGAAAGTGTTGACGTCCGCAGACATAGTAACGTCAAGGGTTCCGGCTGCGCTGAAGGTCGAGACGTCAGAAAAAGCAGCGACGCGGTAGTAATATTTGTTGGTGACCGCCGTCGCCGCAAAGGTCGAGACGTCAGAAAAAGCAGCGACGCGGTCGTAAGTTGTGTTGGTAGCCGCCGTCGCGGTCACTGTAGACGCACTCGCGAACGCAGCTGCCCGACTTAATACTGTGTACTTTACAGCAGTTGCGGTGAATGTGGACGCGGCCCCAATCGTAGCGCTACGGCTTTCCGTGCGTGTTGCTGTGGCCGATACGGTTGAGGCAGAAACAATGGCGGCGGTTCTATCGAAGGCGTTAACTGGACCGAGGTCGGTGATTGTCCAGCCGTCCCGGCTGATCAGCAAACCTCGCGCGGTCGCTGCTGCTCCACCGCCGGTATATTTTGTCTGGTTGAAGTCAGCGATTATCGCATCTGGCGGCGTCCCTGCAGTCGCCTCCATGTTTATGAGCCATGCGTCGTAGTCCGCTCGCGCCAATGCGGAGGCGGTCATAAAATCGTCGAGACCATTACCCGCGCCTGCTACAACGCCCGCGACGCTGAAGTTTTCAATACCCGGACAAGACACTGTCGGAGACGTGTCGATCGAAAAGAACATGCGGAAAAAGCTGGTGACACTTGACGTGTCCCAGCTTGCACCAAACGTGACGCTTGTTAGGTTCTCCGTGTTGGAGAACATGTACTCCAAGCCGTTCCCTGTCAGTGCTGTGGTTGTCCAGCTTGAGAGGTCTATTGTGGTGATAGCAGTGTTCGAGAACATAAACCGCATTGTGGTCGCGGAAGACACGTTCCACGCCTCGATGCCCGTTACTGCCGCGAGAGATGAACAGCCCTCAACGAAGTTCCGCATGTCGGTGACTATGCTGGTATCCCAGTCAGTAACATCGAGCGACGTCAACGACGAACAGTTGCGGAACATCTGGTAGACAGTCGTGACTGTGGACGTGTCTACCATCGACATGTCTATCGAAGCCAGTGAAGTACAGTCTTGGAAAACTCCACGGAAGTCGTTGAAAAGTGGGTCGTCCGTGAAGAAACCAGTCCAGTCCGCAGAGGTTAGGTTGGAGCAGCCGCTGAAAGAGTACGGGAAGTCACGCCACCCTACGGAGCCAATGATGACGCTGTTGACCCGATCCTTGCTTGTCCCAACACCGTCAAAACTGATGTTTGCAAACTGGCGCAGAACCCTGATGTCGTAGGTTGCCGCTGCGCCGGAATACGTGTGCGCCAGAGCGGCATCGTCAAAGGCCGTGATCACGCTGGAGCTACCGTCGCCCCACTCGATGGTCGCGTCAAAAGAACCGTTGCTTACGCAGGGGATCGTGAAGACTTCGTCAGCGCCGACCGTGGTGATGTTCATCGAGAACGGAACACCAACCCAAGGATCGGAGGCGGCGACAGTCGAAGCGCTGGTGATCGCAGCGGTTCTGTCGAAGGTGGTGACGGTAGGGGAGGCTTTGAGATTAAAGCCATAACGGGCTTCGTCTATTATTACGGTGTTGTCTATTTCAGGGTAGAAGTAGAAGAAATGCTCTGCGTCGTGATCTACGCCGTCATCAATCGAGAATACCAGTTCAAACTCATATTCGTCGTTGCCGTTTGTCGCTGCTAATGTGCTGTCTGTGCTTCCTTCGTTGTAGCGAATTACGCCGTCATTAAGGGTTCCAGACCCAAGCACTTGTGTAACGGTATCCCCCGGCCATACTTGGTTGTCGGTGCAAGCCACAAAGCCGTCCGTACCCACGGATACATAGGTGTTGCCGCCATAGTTTTGCGCGTTGTCGGTACTCTTGCGGTACACGAGGTTGAGAACTGGTTGCGCCGCCGTTGTTGCGCCTGCGATCTCTTGCACAAGAAACCGCATCCGGTATTGAACACCAGCCTCAATGGTTTCTGACAGAAAGCCAGAACTCAAGACAGCGGTTGTGCCTATCTGACCAGTGCCTTGCGCTCCTGTATCAGCGTATATCGCGCACGCCTGTACCCGCCAAACTGGGTTGACGTGTGACATTAGATGCGCCCACCAATTGGAAAGTCAGGATCGTCGGCGGCGCGGCTTGTGATCTCTGACCACTTTTCGCGGGTGACAGTACGTCCCTCAATGAAGCCATAAACCTTGCGGCGGCGCAGTCTGTCCATCAAGCCATGGATACAAGTCCCCCACCACTGCTTGCCTTCGATGTCCCACATATAGAAATCAAAGCCGTGCATCATGTAGCGCATGCCGCTTGTGTCGTATCCCAAAGCGCAGACAAACCCTTCGGGCGGCGCGTCCTCCGGGGAGCCTTGGTCGCTATCGAACGTCGACCCGTCGTCGTAGAAAATGCGCCAGTCTGGCATTTCGGCACCTCATTTAGGTTAGCGACACCGAAATCTGCCCGATGTTGAAGTTGAGAACATCGTTGATGGTCAGCGCCGCAGAAGTGATGCCGTCCCACGCGAGCATGTTGCCGCCGGAGAGCGCGTCCCAAATGCCGACCGATACAATCGTGCCGTAGTTCGTGCCGGTGTTGGTCCATGAGACAGCGACGGAGTTGGTAATCACTCCGGCTGCAGGCGCTCCAAACGTGACTGCCATGCGGACGTAGTTTCCGACTGCGGTGATCTCGTTTGCCGAACCCGCATCAGAGGGGCCAGGAGTGGTGTGCAGTGACAGGTACACCGTAGTCGGCGAGGTCAATGCGACGTTGCGGAACACATGGTTCAGCACCGCGTTTTCGGCGTAGTCTGAAAAGCTGGACATCCGTCAGCTCCTTTCTGCTTTGGGTTTACCCAGTCGGTTGCCCGTACTGGCCTCGTATGGCTTGCTGCATCTTTGCAATTATGCTTTCCCGTCGGGCTGCTGCCGACATACCCGGGTTAGCGGTTGCAAGGTTCTCTTCCATGAACATTAACTGCAAACGGGTGTTCACGTCCAGATCATCTTGGTTATCGTACATCTGCTCGGCTTTAGCCCGTGAGCGAGCGTCGACCTGCGCCTGCGTAACGACAGGAACCGGGCGCTCCTCCCGACAGGCAGCGATTACATCCTCTGCATTCTGCCACGGGCCAAACGCCTGGTGTTGGTTGCCGATAGCGCCCTGCCCGTTAGGGCGCGTCTGGTCGTACCGGACAACCCACTTGTTGTCCCCGGTTTGCTCGGCGGAGACATTGGTGCGGTTTTGCCATGCTTTCGTAATTGGCGGCATGTGTGGCTCCTATAAAAACCATATGGTGAAGTCGGCGGTAACGCCTGTACGGTTGTTCATCGTGATATACGACTCGGTGTCAGAAACATAGTCGGCTCCTGCTCTGACTGACCCGTCAGTCGCGGCTGTCCCCGATCCAGGGCCGGTCCCGTTCGCCTCGAAAAGCGCGCCGCTGCTACCCCAGTCGTTGCTAGACGTCTTCTCGGCAGAGTCAACGCGGTAGGTCACGCGCCCGCAAAAGTCCAAATTCGACGTGCCAGAAGCCACGTTGTGGGCGATGTAGCACACCCCCCTCGTCATCCGCAGGTCTCCGGAAACTGTAGGCGCAACAAACTGGCCGAGCGCGTCGTCGGCTACAGTTATCTCTGAGGCGTATATCATTTTAGTGAGGAAGCGTCGGACCGGCACCATGACAACTTCGCCGTTGGCGTCGTTAGTGGTGTTGGAGACGTCTGTGATAGGCCCCATACGGTCGTTTACAGTGTCAGGTGTAATCCACCTAAAAATGTTGTGTGCGAGCGGGTCATTAATGTACGCCCCCATTACTCGATCCACCTCATAGGGTCACGGGAAAAGTAGAACGTCTGGTCGTCAGTTTGACCAATTCGGTTTTCTACGTGCAACGTGCGGTCCGACGAAGTCACCGAGTGCGTTATTTCGCCGTCCACTCCGGAGGTGCCCGTTAATGCCGTGTTTTGTATAAACGCCGCCGCTGTCCCTACAGTGGTGTTGGCGTTGCCGATGAAGCCAGCGCTGGGCTGCATCCAAAACGTAGTGGCGCGGGCTACAGCCATCCCTTTTGAGTATATGTTACCCTGTTTGAACACGTGCAACGCGTTGCCGTAGTCTGATGGGAAAACCAGTGTCCCGACGCTGTCGTCTGCGATCGTAAAAAGCCACCGGTAACGCACCTCGAACTGGCGCGTATGCGCGAGGGATATGTACTCCACGTCGCCGTCGGCGGTAGTCGCAGTGTCGTCGTCGTCAACCGCGAGCGTAGATAGCCCGAACGTGACATCGGCGAGGGCCATTTCTGGGTACGTGTTAGCCTTCCCCATCAGTAAAACCTCGCAGAAACGTCAATAGTTGCGCCGGTGCGGTTAGTAACCCCGAACTCCGCGACGTCCAACGTAGCCGCGTTGGCTAATTCTCGCCCTGCGAACGTGACCTCCAGATCAGTTCCATCAGTCACCAGTTCGTTTGGGAACCTACTACTTAGGTTAATGTCGGCGTCGGACGAAAGCCGACTGCGGAACGCGCTATTACCGAGGTCCATAAATCCGTAGATGCTACCAGTCGAGCTGGCACCTCCGAAGGTCGAAGTAAACACAACCGTCCAACCGTACCGGCTGTAGTCCCATGCCCAGAAATCGTACGACTCGTTGGCGGGGGTCGTCGTCGGGAGGTAAGCGCTGTTGACCGGAATGTACGCAAGAACTTCATCCGCCACGGTGGCGGTTATCTCGTGCCTCATAAGCTTTCGCACGTTGGACAAGGACACGTTTTTGGTCTGACCGCCGAGGTTTCCCCCGGTCAAGTCATTCCAATCAGTCACCAGCAACAGATCGTCGTCCGCTAGCACGATGTCGGCTATATACCCTGCGGCGTTTATCGCGGCCATCTTATCCTCCTGGCTTCTCGCCCTGAGATTAAGTCAGAGTGAGAACACCGTTTGCGTCGTCGAAGTTGACTGTCAGGCTTTCACCTGTGAGCAGCGTAATCGAAGAACCGTAGTCGTAGTAGCCGATCAACGCATCAGCAGGTGTGGTTGCTGATTGGTTGAAGATGTACACGTAACGGAACGGGCCGGTCGAGCCGCCGGTCGAGGTCAACGTGATGTCGTTGATCGTCAGCTTGTAAATGCCGCTCGTCTGAACCGAAGAAGCCACCGTCAGCACACGAGACGACAAGTTCGTGTAGGCGATCTGCGTCACGTTTGCCAGAATACAGTCAGGCGTCAGGAGCGCCGGGTTCGGCGTTTCCGCGCCTGGAGCGATGTTAGACAATGCCAACTCAAGCGTGTTGGCCCCGAGGTTGTGTGTCCCTTCGGACAGGTGCTCAACGAAACCGTTAAGCTTAGTAAAAGTTGCCATGACGACGATCCTTATCTCAGTTGTGTAAGCCTAAGTGACAGCGTGTTACCATATTAGGTATCTCAAAGCACGCCAAAAGTGGTTTATGCCGGGTCGGGTATGCCCACAGTGACCGACGTTAAAGTAAACGTGTTACCGGAGGTAACGCTCTGTGCGATGCCGAGCGACCCAGCGGCCAGGAGACGGCTGTTTACCGTGTCCACAAGCGCGTAGTGCGTGGCAGTGCCCGTACCAGACACAGCGCCGTCCGTAACAGCGGAGACGACAACCTGGCGACCCCCACCAGTGCGGTCCTGGGGCGCGCCTATTGTCACCGTAGCTGTAGACCCTAGGCTGCTCGTGACTGTTGCGTCTACGAACGAGACCGCCTGCTGCGACGTGATGTGGATTTGGTTGACCTCTGTGTCCAGCACGGTCAGCCCGTTGTCGAAGACTCGGTCATTGAGAATAGCCATGCGTCAACCTCCTAGGCGAAACTTCGATTGCGAACCCGAAGGTTACTGTTCACGAGGTCGGTGCGTTTTGCGTTGTCGGCCTCGCTGTAAAACAGGCCACGATAGTACATGCCGGACTCAGTGTTTGACCACTGCTTGTCGGGGATCATCATCAGAGACGCCAGCGAGCCGTTAGCGATCACCCGCTCATACGTGTCGTAGATGAAGTCTTCTACGCCCGTAGCCCTGGTGGACGGCTTCAGCACAGCGACGCCAGTCAGTTGGTACGCGGCGTCCGGCGTAGGGAACAGCCGTAGCTCAACCCCGTTAACGACGCCATAAGCCAAAGGTACGCCTTCTACGTCTTCTGTCCCGTCATTCTGGTACAGGTCTGGAACCCGTGTCAGGTCTCGGCCAGAAACGGCAATTCGGGCAGTGTTTTCCAAGAGAGCGGAACCCTCGGTGAAGGGCTCATAAACCGCCTGCCCCTGCACTGTAGTCTCACTGATAGCAACGCGCCAAATCTCGGATCGCTTGCAAAACTCTTGCGCGGCCCGGAGGAGGTGTTGGTCGATGACATCTTCCGGACACCCGGGAACGTGGGGTTGTACTTCGCGGTAAAACTCCGACCAGGCTTTAGTCATGGTGCTACTCCCTCGGCATCACTGCGGCGTCGCTAGCCGTTTTCGTCCCCAGCGACGTGGTGAACGCTTGGTAGTACGCTCCGGCGCGACCTTCGTTTGCCGGGTGCTCTGAGTCTTTAGAGTACGCTCGGTACAGAACCCAGTCAATGATGGGCGTCTGGTACGTGTCAGGAAGCAGAATGACCTCGACGCCTAAGTTAGCAGGGTCGAGCTGGCTCTCGGTGAGGGCGTGAGTGCCAGGGATTAGGGTGTACAGAATTTCCAGCTGCGCGGAAGTGGTAGCCGGAGGATACACAAAGAAATCAAGCGGTTGCCGGGGGTCGTAAACGTAGTACTGGAGGTCGTCCGAGGTAGCTTTGTCGTGCCAATCTGGGATTTGGTCGTCGAGCTGGGCACGAGGTGCCAGCCGGATCACCTTTTTGCGCGACGTCGCGGCTACGTTACGGATGACGTCTAGGAGGCGGAGCGCCCCTGGGAATGCTGTGGATATGTTCTGTCGCGTGCCCTCAGAGCACGTGTAGGTGGCGCTTGTGCTGGACGCGTCAGGGCGAGACATAATGATCGCCGTGTACGCTTCATTGATCCAGTTTTGCAGTTCCAGGCGTGGCCAGCGGACGCTGTCGTCGAGGAGAATATCCTCGACGCGCTCAATGATGTCGATAACTCGAACCGTGGCCATAACCTAGTCCTTACTCTTGTGGAGCTTCAGGCTTTTTGGCCGTTGGCTTCGCTTGCTTTGGCGCAGCTTCTAGCTCAGCTGCGAGCGCGAGGCCATTCTCGTTCAAAACCATCTTGTTGTCGATGGCTTTAGCGATAATCATGTTTTCGCCCTCAACGCAGAGGACTGCGCGGTTCGATACCATTACGGCACCAACGGCTTGGATTAACTTATGGGCGTCCATGGTAGTTCCTTTACACAGAGAAAGTGGGAGGCTGTTACGCCTCCCACCCTAATTTAGCTCACTTATGTCGGGTCGCCGACAAGCGCAGTAACGAGCGCTGTGTCTTTGACCACTTTGCGGCCATATACAGACAGACCGCGAACGATGTCGCCGAAGTCAGTTTGGTTACGCAGTGGCTCAGTCTTGCTGATCTGCGCCGCAAAAGCACAAGAGTGCTTCGTACCGGCAACCATCATGCGACGTGGCTTAGCACCAACATCGGCACCGCCGGAAGCAACTGGCGTCAGGCCGGGGACCATCAGCTTGTCAGTTGTGCCCTTTGGCAGCAGGTTGGAGACGTACACGTCGAAACGGTCCAGCATACCGATCTTGCCGGTACGGATGGTCGACGCAGCGTCGCCAGTGAAGTACGCCTGAGCGATGTCAGTTTGCATGAGCAACTGGCGGTCGAATGGCGAAATAATCAACCAGCGGCCTTCTTCAGGGACATTCTGCTCGTCCAGAGCCGCAGACATGCGGAGGATGGTTTGCAGGACGTTTGCAGGAGTTGCTTGGTTGATCGGAACCGCGTCGGAGCCGAGGTTGTACTCGGCGGACAGGGCACCAGCCGTGATGCCAGCGTTAGCTGCATCTGGACCTTCAGTAACGAACCACTGGAAGAAACAATCGTTTTCGATCGCGATCTTCAGCTGCTTGGCCGCGTCGTCAGTGAACATGTTCATCAGGTCCATGTCAGCCTGATGCGCAAGCACATCGTTGACCTGAACGCTGAAATACTTACCCTTGTCGATCTGCATGTCTGCAAAGATCGGCGTTGGCACTTCACTGGTCAGCGTAGAACCGGCACCCGTGTAATCATTGATAGTGATCGACGGTGCGGTGCGGATACGAATGGTATCGCCCTGGTTTTTGATCTCGCCTTCCCAGTCTGTGTTGGCGATTTCGGTCATCATCGTGCTCGCGAAGAACTTCGCGTTCAGCTTGTTAGACCACAGCTGTGGAATGAACGAGCCGGTGTACTCGGGGGAGGTGGTAAACGCACCTGTGGTTGGGAAAACAGCCATATTGGCCTCCTTAGTTGGTCAACGACTGTTACGTGGGCCTACTGGCGCACACGCCCTTCGAGGTAAGCAGTCGTAATTTCTGCTTCAAGTTTAGCCGCATCGTCGATTAGTCCCCGTGAATTGAGGGTTCGGATTTTTGTCCAGACTGCCTCCACCTCGCGGGCGGAGTAGACCTTGGACTCTTTCCCGACACTCGGTGTCACGGCGGAGTTTGCTGTCCGATTTGGCGCGACCTGCTTATCGAGTTCCGCTTGGCGCTCAGAACGTTCCGTATCTGGGTTCGGCGTGTCGGTCGGCAGTGTAGCTTTGAACAACTTAACGTAGTCCGCTACGGCTTCTGCGTCTCCGGCGTCGAACGCGTCTTTGGCACGATCTCGGCGTGGGCCACGGAGCATGGGGTCATACTCATTGAGCCACGCGATCCAACGTTTGTCATTGTCGATCTTGTCGAAGTCAGGGACTAGGTGGATCAGCCGCTGGGAGAAACCCATTTGGCCGATTTGGCTACCTGTCGATGTCACCTGACCCTTCAGTTCTTCAATGATTGCGGCCTGTGCCTGGAGCTGCTCCTGAAATTCTTCAGCAACCTCTCGGGCCACTCGCCGCTGAACGTCTATAAGTTCGTCACCAAACTCTTGTCGATCTGCGTCGGTCACATAACTGACCTTTTCCTTCGGCTTTTCCGGTTCCTTTGGCGCTGGAGCGCTGACTTTTTTGGTCAGGGCCTCAATTTCTTCGCGCAAAGTGTTCACCTGCTGGTGCAGGCGAGGTACCTCGGCATCGTATTTCCCCCGAAGGGTCCGATAACGCTGCTCGAAGTCTTCTGGAACGACTTCCGGCTTTGGATCAGTAGGCTTTGCTTCTGGTTTTTCAGCGGCTTTTTCGGCCTCAACCTTCGGTTTTTCTCCCTCAGTTTCCGTCTTTTCGGTCCCTTTTTCGGCTTTCTTGTCCGTTTTGGGGTCCTTTTCGCGGGCAGAGAGTGTCTTTTCTAGGGCTTCAACTTCATCAAGCTGTGCTTGGACCTGCTTTGGCAACGCCATTTTTATCTCCTCAAAGCACCAACTCTGTTTCGCAGCGCCTATCGTATGCTGCTCCCGTCATGGTGTGCTTCAGTTTCGGTTTACTACCGTGGCCGACTCTTCAGCCGCCCCCAGCAATTCTTCTAACAGCTCTGCGCGTCCCTGCAGGCGGTGGACTTTCACCATATCGCCCTCGTACACGAGTCTGCGTTTAGTCGCCTCACTGTGAGACGACAAAAACTTGAACAACGCCGACATCCCGGGTTCTTTGAGACGTGCAAATGCTTGGCGCACCTGCGGGTCTTCGTTGTTCAAATCTATCATCTCGTAAACTAGCTCCGGTGTTGTAACGTGTCAACGTGTGAAGTGCTTATGCCCCGCCGGGCCGCGCGCTTACGAAATTCGACTCTCGTCCACCTTGGGCAGAACCATCCTCCTGGAGGGCCTTCGCCTTGGTAGCCATATCCATCTGTTTAGACGCCTGATCCATCTGGGCGTCCTGAACTTGGGCCTGCTGTTGCTGCTGCAATTGCTGCCGCTGCTCCGCCTCCTTGATCGCCATCTGCTCGGCGGTAGGTACCAGTTTATCCACGTTCATGTTCAGGTTGCCCGCCATATCGCGCATCAGCTCGGCAGCGCCGGGTAGCCCGACAACCTGCTGTGCAACAGGGCTTTCCAGAACAAGCCGCAGGAAGTCGTTCTTGCGTACGGCTTCAGCTTCCTTGACGACGAGCGACATCGCGCCCCGCGCAACGACCTGAACGTCACCGATGAGGTCTGGGTCTTGGGCGTAACGCAAGTTGCGCTGGTACTGTCGCTCAAGCATCGGAGTCAGCACATCCTGGTCGATGTTGCCGATGACCTGCTTGATGCTCTTGCCAGCGTTCGAAATCAGCATGGACAGGCCGGACGACGTACGCCCAGCGCCCGGGACGTGCTCACCGGTCATATAACGCGGGATGCCGGACACTTCGTCGGCGATCCCCATGAACCGGTCAAACACACCCATAAGCTCTTGCCCGTTTGAGTTGGGCTGGAAAAACGAAATCGGAGGCGACGTATCGCCATACTCGGACTGCTTGAACTGCCAAATCTTCCACGGGGACATCTGTGAGATGTCCTCGCCCGCTGGCAGGCGACTGATGTTGACCCCCACCTGTGGGCCGGAGGAAATGCCCATGTTGTTCGCGAGCGCACGCGCTGCAGCGTTACACATGTTCTGGGCGTCCATGCAGAGATCGGCGACTCCGTTGCCGTCGACGCGCCCGGGCGTCTTCTCGTACGACGTCACGTAGTATGGTTTCCGGCCCAGAGCGTCGTAGTTCAACACGGCCTTGATGACCTTGTTGTTAATCATCCACACTTCGCATGGGTAGGACTTCCGGGGGTCTGTGATGTCCGTCGGGGCCATCCCCCACTCGAGCAGCAACTTGCCGGGGATCGAGTCCCACAGCTGGATCGCGCTGACGACATCGTCGACGCCCTCATCCATGTCCTTGCCCGTGGCTTCCTCGAGTTCGCTGTCGTCGTGGTCTAGCCACGTGCTGCCGCCAACGCCGAAGTTGTCCAGGCAGTCGATGATCGCATCTTCGTCGTAACCGTCGACTCCGCGCATCGCTTCGATGTCATCGCGGGTCAGGTGGTGCAGCTCGATGCAAGGCATGTTCTGCACGTCGTCGCCCCACGGGGCCCAGTAAAATTTGAACGGGTCAACCCGCTCCCACTCGTCCCGCACTACCTCAACAGCGGCCATACCGCCTTGAACATACTGCATAACTTTGCGCCGACGGGGGACTGGCCCCTTCAGGACGGCGTAGGGGAACGTGGCGACATCATTGGTAAAATTGTAGAGCGCTTTGATAAAGTGACCCTCGGTGAGCTGGTCCTCCATTTTCTGCTCCATGCGGTCAACGCGCTTCTCGGCCTCTTCCTTGAGGCTGCGCATGGCCGTGTCTTTCATGCCTGCCACAAGCATACGCATGTCTTCTTCCGACGGAGGCTCTCCCCCCATCATCAGGTAGTTCTGCAAATTCCGCTGTAGCGTGACCTGCATAAACGCTTTCATGTCGGGCGGCACGTCCGGGATCGGGGTAGCCGAGAGGGCCCACGGCTTGTCGGCACCGGAACCCAGCAGAGTATCCCGTAACCACGCGGTGGCGGTACGGCATTTCGTGCTGACGATGCCCATAAATATCTCGGAGCCGCCCTGGTCTCTGATCTCGCTCAGCTTCTCGGGGTCGTACTTCATGCTGCGTGCCCGGAGGCATTTGGCCAGACGAGGCTCGATCTCCTGCTTCTTGTGGTCACGCATGGATGTCCACCGTTTCCGGACGTGCGAAGCAAGCCCTTGGATAACCGGAGAACGCTGTTTGTCTTCCGCCGCCCGTTTCGCTGCCGCCTCGAGGTCGGACGAACGCGCAACAGGGATCAGTGCGTGGCCATAGTTCATGGTGATCTCTCATGTGTGACGTCGCCGCCACGGTAACTTCTATCAGTTATTTCGTCAACGCATCATGTCCAGCCGCCAGAGCTGACCTTCACGACCTCCCGGCGCACGTCCGACGACGCTAATCCGGACCTGAACGTCTCGCCGCCATCGGCGTGCAGACACAGATACTGGAACGCATCCGACACGTCTGACCACGGGTGCGATTTGTCGGGTTTGTCGTCCACAGCACCCTTGGTGTTAATCTTGTATTTATATTTCCCGGCCATGGCCTGCACCAGCGGCAGCGCACTGTTCCCGTCGATCATCACGCCGTACTTGCCGTCGACCACACGGGTCAGGTAACTCTCCACGGCAGCAAGTCTCGCCGCCAACGAGTTCGTCCGCGCGGCCCGGATCGTAAAGCCCTCGTTTTTGTAAATGTCCCCGACCGTCCGCTCGTCGGTCTGCACGCGCTGGAACGCCGCCGGGTCAATTATGATAAGCACCTGCCGCCCGGGGAATTTGTTGACGAGCAGGGGTTTCAACTTCTCACGGATAAACCGCAGCGCACCCATGTCCTGCGACACGAGCGCATCGTACACCACGAGCCTGCCATCGTAGGCTAACTGCCCGATGACAGCCGCCGGCGTAAGCCCCGCGTCGACACCGATTAGCAACGGCTGACCGCTGTACAACGGGGTAATCTCTTGTTTGCTTACATGCGCATCCCTGTTGAACGACTTGAACACGGGTTGCCCCGACAGGCTCTTGCCGAACTCGGCGTGGATGTACACCGCGATCCAGTCCTCGGTTTTCCCCTGCGCCAGGTTGTCATAGTAGTCATCCGGCAAAAACTTCGTCCAGTCTGCCTCCGGACTAAGCCCGCTGGGCTGGATCGTGACGTGCACGTTGTCCGGCGGCTCCGCGATGAGCTTCTCCCAAAAGGTATCCTGGTCCGGCGGGTTCGTCATCCCCCACAGGTGCATGTTCATCCGCCCGTCGTCGGTCACACACCCGACTCCGTTCATCATTTTGTCGGGGTAACGCCCCACACGACCCTGCGCCGCGTTGTAAATGTCCGGGTGTATCTCCCGAAACTCGTCGAAAATGATAAAGCTCGCCTGCAACGACAGCAGACGCCGCACGTCGTTCTGGTCGTCGAGACCACGGAACAACACTTCGCACTCGATATCGCCAACCTGGATGACGAATTTGTACTCGGTTTTGCGGAAGTACCCCATAACCCCGTCGGGTATCCACTTCAGGAAGTCGGGTATGCTCGTGTCACGCAGCTGCTCTCGTGTGTTCCGGACCCAGATGCAGCGGGACCGGCGTACCCCGTCCTTGCACGGTGCCATCTGCGCTGCATGGTGCAGGATTTTCATGATCCCGGCGGTGGTTTTCGTGGAACCAACCGGGCCGATCGCCAGTGATATGAACTTCTCGGAATAGAAAAAGTCGTCGAGGCTCCGGATAACCTCGAAATCAATCTGGTGCATTGATCGCCTTACCCTCGATGGTGACGCTGTGGTCGTTATCCACCGCACGCGTGATGTTGATGACCACCTGGGGCCCGGCGTTCGGGTCAACGGACGATTTCTCTTCCGGCTCCAACCTGCCCATTTTGTTGAGCATCTTTTGAAACTCGATGCGCGTCTGCGGATTTATCTCCGGGTTCTGCATGTGGCGAAAAAGGTTGTCGAGGTTCACCGCACCCATAAGGCGCGCCACAACTTCCATCTTTGCTGGGTCGTCCTCGATCCCCTGCAACTGTCCACGGGACAAGATGGGTTTGTCTCGCTTTTCCGGGTCTGAGACTTTGTCTACCTGCTGGGCCATAACGGTGTCCTGTAGTTTCGGGGTTAAATTAGGGGCGTGGGTTCAGTTCGTCAAGCGCGTGTCACGGGGCCGAAATTGGGGGTCAGGGTAATTTTAAGTTGATGATGTGTTATGCGTTTAAAAGGGGCAAAAATACGGGTTGGGTTGTGCGCGATACATAAGGGTGGGGTGTGGCGGGCGGGGGTGTCGGTCCCTACCCCTCCCCGTTGACGGGCCGCGTTAGATGTAGGGGACATATCACCCCTGCCATAGTGAGCGGACCAAGTGCAGTTTTGCGCAACGACCGCGAGCAGCGCTTCCCACCGCGCGAGAATAAACGTCGGCCTAACTATGCCGCGTGGGGTAATAGGACAGATTTTGAGCAACCGACCGCGCGTAGCGCGTGAGGTGGGCGGATAGCCCGAACGTAGCAGGATGACCGTGGAACCGGCCTGCGATGCTCCCCCGAACCTTGGCAAGAGGTCACTGCGTTGATTACTTTCAGCGCGATTGAAAAAGGATAACTCCTTACATGGCCCGCAGTGATGCGCGTAACATGTAAAAGCCCCGAAGGCTTGGTCTTAGCAACCGGATGATCCGCCCGCACATGGAAACATGGCACGGTTTTAGTGAATTGACACATTGTGTCAGGCATACGCAACGGGCCAACCCGTTCACCTCTTATGGTGTACCCGCGTATGATCCTGACCTTGTGTTAATGCAGAGCATACAGCGATGTGTGTTCTGTTTTGACACTTAACCGAAAGGCTATTTAACATGCTCACATCTAAGCAACTGAACAACAAGATCACTGCGTTTGGCAAGACGACTGCTGCCATGCGCGAAGAACTTCAAGTGATCCTCGCGAACGCGGCAGCTCATGCGTATGTCCACGGCGACGTGACGTACTACGATCGTGCTTTCGCTGGCGCATCCGGCATCAACCGCAAACGTGCTGCGCGCTTCGTGCGTGACTACGGCTTCGCATCTCTCGACGCTGCGTCGGGAACGTATCGCCTTAACAAGACCGCACGTGACAAGGCGGACTTCGCGAACGGTGACGAGGTTGTCGAGTACCTCATGAACGACGTGCGTGCTTGGTACGCCGATGAAGAGACCATGGCTGACATTGCGAAAGAACTGGACGCCGCCGCGCGTCTCAAGGCTCTCGCTTCGCAAATCCGTGCCGCTGCCAACGGTGACAGCAAGACATATACCGACGTCAAGCTGGACGGCAAAGAACTGAACGAGGCAATGGCCGCGCTCAAGGACGCCGTGACTGCCGCGCATGAAAAGCACGTGGCCCGTCACACCGAGCAACTGGCCCAAGCTGCATAATCCAAAGTAGCCCTACTCAAGCATCCCACGACTCATCAGTTGCGGGGTGCTTTGGTGCGTCTACTCGAAAGGGAATTACAATGTCGACATATGGTAAGCAGATCGACCACACGCTCATGGGGCCGCAAGGAGCCGTGTCACGTAACCGAGGCTGGAAGCAGACTAGCGCGACCGCCAAGGACAAGAGGCGGGCTTCTACGCGCTCCTTTACCGCCACCAGCAAGCTACGCCACAAACTGCGTAACACCAGTGTTGCGTTCGTAGACGACTCATGGTGCCACGTTGTAGCTGGTGTTGTCGTCTCCAAGTTCGCAAATGTGAGCGCCGCTATTGATGCTTTATAGGACTATCTGGGACAGTATCCCTATCCGTGTGCAAACGGATGGTACTAGACGGGTACGATATAGGACTACCTGTCCGTAACATAACGCCAATTCTTTCATAACACTCCAAAAAAGGGGGGTTTTGTTATTTTAGGGATCGCCAAGTCCTTGTTTTCTATACATTCTCTCTTAATAATAATAATAACATAACAAAATAACTAGACTAGAGAGAGAGACGTGTTGGAAAACTTTGCACTTTGGTGTTCTGCGCTGCGCGCGCTCCACCCTAAAATCCATCTCTCTCTTTTGGAGCGTTACGTTGTTATGTTACCGCGTAACCTATTGATATTGCAGCACATTCGTAAAACACGATTGTTATGTTACCCTGTTATGTTTCCGCAATTGTTATTTTACCATTTACCGAACCCGCTTCATATAGTATCAAGCGGGACTAACACCGATCACCTAAGACAGTATCCCCATGCGTGGAAGGCATACGAGACTACCTAGCAGAAACCACGCATAAACCTTGGAGAACCACATCATGGAACACCTTGCATCCGTCCAGACGCTGTACCAGCTCGTGATAGCGATCACGTCGAACTGCGGACTGGATTACGTTTTCATCGCAGACACAAACTTGGATATCGTCTCGTGCGTCATATCCAGCATCGACTGGGTAGCAACAGGTAACCAGCCCGAAGTGATCGCCACATGCGAGCCGATGCCGTGAACCCCAACCCCAACCCCAGCACACGACTCATCGGAGTAGGACAATGGCAATCAGTGACAAGCTAAGC